ACCAGAAGGACATAAACTTGTAGGCATAGACGCTAGTGGTCTTGAGTTGCGTATGCTTGCTCACTACATGAATGATGAGGAGTATACAAATGAAATTCTCAATGGAGACATACACACAGCAAATCAAAAACTTGCAGGACTTGAATCAAGAAATCAGGCTAAAACTTTTATCTATGCATTCTTATACGGAGCAGGAGACGCAAGACTTGCTTCAGTGGTCGGAGGAAGTAAAAAAGAAGGCGCTGCGTTACGAAGACGTTTTCTCTATAATCTTCCTGCACTTAGAAACCTTAAAGAACGAGTTGAAAGAGCATCAACAAAAGGTTATCTTAAAGGATTAGATGGTAGAAAAGTTAGAATAAGACATGAACATGCTGCTTTAAATACATTATTACAGTCGGCCGGTGCTGCAGTAATGAAACAAGCATTGGTAATATTAAATAATATTATACAAGAAAATAATTATCCTGCTTATTTTGTAGCTAACATACATGATGAATGGCAGTTGGAAGTACATGAAGATTATGCTACTGTAGTTGGTGAAGCAGGAATAGAAGCAATTAAACAAGTTACTGATATATTTAACTTGCGTTGTCCTTTAGACGGTGAGTATAAAATAGGAGATAACTGGAGTGAAACACACTAATATGAAACCTATTAAAATAACAGATCGAAAGCCTAAGCATGATCCTAATAGAATAGGAGACTTAGCAGAGCATTACGCTATTACTTGGTTATGGGATAACGGTTATCATGTGTTTAAAAACTGTGGATGTACTGGACCTATTGATATTATAGCTTTAGATCCTGAAGGTTTAGTTATTTTAATAGATGTAAAGTCTTATAAGGATGGTAGACTTTCTTCAAAAACAGAACTGCAAAAAAAATTAGGTGTGCAGTATCTCCATTATAATTCAGTCACACGTAAATGTAGATTTGTAAGGCATAGAAAATGAATATAGTTGAAGATATTTATGATAGCATTAGTCCATTACTAAACAATAAATCATTAAACATTTCTGAAGAGCTTATAGAAAAGTTTGGTGAAAGTATGAAAAATGTTTTAAGGCATTGGTCTAAAGCCCAAGATGTTAAAAAGAATAATATTCGTATGTCTAATATAGGCAAGCCTCCTAGAAGAATGTGGTATGATATAAAGTACAATATTAATACCTTTAAATTAGAAGATCCTTACTTGCCTATTAAGTTTTTATATGGTCATATGTTAGAAGAAGTTCTTTTATTTTTAGTTGAATTTTCTGGACATCAAGCTACAGACCAACAAAAAGAAGTAGAGTTAAATGGTATTAAAGGACACATTGATTGTAAAATTGATGGGGAAATAATAGATATTAAAACAGCATCTAGCTTTGCATTTAATAAATTTAAAAAAGGTACATTAGTATCTGATGATCCTTTTGGATACTTAGCACAGTTGTCAGGTTACGAAGAAGCAGAAGGTACAAATCAAGGAGGATTTTTAGTTATTAATAAAGAGTCAGGTGAGCTTGTAATGTATAAGCCTGATGAATTAGACAAACCTAATAGTTATAATTTAATTACTAAAATTAAAAACTCATTGTTAGAAAGTGAGCCACCTGAAAAATGTTATCAGCCTGTCGCTGAAGGAAAAGCTGGCAACTTAAAGCTTCCTAAAAACTGTGGTTATTGTCCGCATAAATTTAGGTGTTATCCTAACCTTAGAGTATTTCAGTATTCAAAAGGTTTAACATATTTAACTAAAGTAGTTAGTGAACCTAAGGTGCCTGAAGTATGGTTATAAAAAGTAAAAAACAAAAAATGAACCAGAAAGTTTTTTATATTTTATTTGAGTGGTTGGAAAATATTTTACCGGAAAATGAAATATCAGAAGCTGAAAAGTTAAGTATGATACCTACAGAAAAGTACTATACTTCTATGGGTCAACGTAGATTAAATGCTTATACTTATAGATGGGTTAGAAAAAAAATTAAAAAACTTTTAAAAAGAAATTATAAATTAGAAAGTATTACTTTAAGAGATGTAGAAAATGCCTAAACGAAGTTCTAGAAAAGTTAGGCCAAGAGAATCTAATATACCTAAAGGATATGATTCAAAATGGGAAGCTAAATTACATAAGTCTCTTTTAAAAACTTGGAAAGCTCATTCAGAAAAAGTTCCTTACATTGTAGAGCATGTTTATAATCCTGACTTTATAAAAATTATTAAAGGTAAAAAAATATTACTAGAAGCTAAAGGAAGATTTTGGGATTATGCAGAGTATAGTAAGTACTTATGGGTAATTAAAATATTGCCTGATGATGTTGAGCTGGTATTTATATTTGCTTCCCCCTTTGCTCCGATGCCTCGTGCGCGTCCTCGCAAAGATGGAACCAAGCTGACACACTCAGAGTGGGCAGACAACCATAAAATTAAATGGTATTCAGAAAAAACTTTTCCAGAGGAGTGGAAATGAAACAACATACAAAAACAAAAGTTAGCATTGATGATGCAACCCCAGAAGAATGGAATAATGTTAATAAGCCTAAGCATTATAACAAGGGAGAAATTGAATGTATAGATGGAATAAGCGCAATGTTAAGCCACGAAGAGTTTGTTGGTTATTTGCGAGGAAACAGTCTGAAGTACCGCTGGCGTTATCCTTACAAAAACGGAATAGAGGATTTACAAAAAGCAAAATGGTACGAAGATAAATTAATGCAGGTTCTAAATAAAAATGGATAAAAATTATTTAGATTTAAAAAATGAACGGAGGGATAAGTATACAAAAAAACTTAAAAATAAAAAAGTTAAAAATGTTAAAAACTCTTTGAAGATTAAAAAAGAAAAGCTAGAGTTTGAAGAATATAAAAATATTTTAAAGGATTTGTAATGAAAATTATTCCTTCTGTTTTAAAAGTTATGCCTAATGATATTACAGTTATTACATCTTTACTAGGTCTTACTTGTTCTCTTTTATATATAGCTACTAACTATTTTTACTTTGCTATTTTATCTATGTCAGGTTTAGTGTTTTATTTTATAAATGATTTATTTATTTTTTTAAAATTTGCTTTGCACTTTCCTATGGATACTCAGATAAAAGCAAGTAAAATTATATATGAAGAATTAATTATTATCGTTACAAATATTATTTCAGTTTATGTAATAATTATGTTTTTTAGCGCACAAAGTTAGGAGTTTATGATGGATCAGTATCAACAATACATACACAAAAGTAGGTATGCACGTTACATAGATGATGAAAAACGTCGAGAAGAATGGGGAGAAACAGTTAATCGTTACCTTGCTTTTTTTGTAGAGCGTAATCAGTTAGGTGATTCAGAAGCTGAAGAGTTGTTTGAATCTATTACTAGACAAGAAGTAATGCCTTCTATGCGTTGTCTTATGACAGCAGGAGCAGCTTTACACCGTGACAACGTAGCGGGTTTTAACTGTTCTTATCTACCTATTGACAGCCCTCGCTCCTTTGACGAGCTTATGTACATCTTATTATGTGGAACAGGCGTAGGATTCAGTGTTGAGCGGGACTACGTTAACAAGCTTCCAGAAGTAGCTGATAGCTTTCACGATACAGATTCTACTATTGTTGTAGCTGATAGTAAGGTAGGCTGGGCAAGCTCCTTTAGAGAGCTTATAAGCCTGTTATATGCTGGTAAGGTTCCTAAGTGTGACTTGACTAGGGTTCGTCCAGCAGGAGCTAGGCTTAAAACATTTGGAGGCAGAGCAAGTGGACCACAGCCTTTAGCAGATTTATTTAATTTTACTGTTGATATGTTTAAAGCTGCAACAGGACGTAAGCTTACCTCATTGGAGTGTCATGACTTAGTGTGTAAAATTGCAGACATTGTTGTTGTAGGCGGTGTCCGTAGGTCAGCCCTTATTAGTTTAAGTAATGTTACTGATAACCGTATGGCTAACGCTAAAAATGGTGAGTGGTACTTAAGCAATGGTCAGAGAGCTTTAGCAAACAACAGTGCTGTGTATTCTGAAAAACCTGACTTTGATACTTACTCTTCTGAAATGAAACGCCTGTATGATTCTAAGTCTGGTGAGCGAGGCATTTTTAGTCGTATTGCAGCTCAGAAAATAGCAGCACGTAACGAACGCAGAGATGCTACATATAAGTTTGGTACTAATCCCTGCAGCGAGATTATCCTTAGACCTTATCAGTTTTGTAATCTATCAGAGGTTATTGTTAGATCAGATGATACAGAAGACACTCTTGTAGAAAAGGTACGTGTTGCTACAATCTTAGGAACGCTTCAATCTACTATGACTGACTTTCGTTATCTACGTAATATTTGGAAAAAGAACACAGAGGAAGAGGCTCTTTTAGGGGTGTCTATGACAGGTATTATGGACTGCAAGTTAACTAATGGATCAACAGGAGAACAGGCTTTAGGACGGCTTTTAGAGACTCTCAGAGACATTGCTATACTTACTAACAGGTCATGGGCGCAGAAGCTAGGAGTTAATCCGTCAGTTGCTATTACTTGTGTTAAGCCTTCAGGTACTGTATCACAGCTAACTGACAGCGCCAGTGGTATTCACCCAAGGTTTAGTGATTACTACATCAGGACTGTAAGAGCAGACAAGAAAGATCCTCTTGCTACAGCCATGATTGATTCAGGTTTCCCTCACGAAGAAGACGTAATGAATAACTCTAACTGGGTGTTTAGCTTCCCTCAGAAGGCTCCTAATAAAGCTGTGACAGTAGAAAGCATGGGTGCTATGGAACAGTTAAAGCTGTGGAAGGTCTATCAAGATAG